CTGATTCGGTGCCAGTAGGTATACTTCTACTGCTAAACGTCAGGCTGTCCATATTTAATACAGTAAGACTTGTCCAGTCAACATAATTGTCACTGGTTTGTAATTCTAAATCAGGATTAAAGATCATTAGTATCTGTTCCATGATTTGCAATTTTTGTTCTGTGTTTGTAGTCCATAAATCTACATTAACGCTGAGATTATAAGGCGTAGGATGCAAACGTTCTACTGTATAACCATTGCCTTGTGTGGTTTTATATTCTTTAGCAACAGGATCCCATTCACGCTCTCTTACATTGACCTTGCTAACAAAACTACTGTCGCTCAAACGTGTTCTATCCATTTCTAATGCAGTAATATAAACTGCCATGCGAGGAGCACTTGGCATTTTGTTTTCACTATTATCTCGCATGATATTAGAAACTTGTCTAGTCAAGTCTCCATACATAACAGGAACATTTGTTAAGTTACCGTCACTGTCCTTGTATTGGAAATAACTGAAAGCTCTTATAATTTGGCTTATATATCTACGTATTTGTCCATCATAAAAAAATTGCATTAGTAATCTGACCTCGGTCTAAGTGCTTTAGAAATAGCTTGTCTTTCGGCCTCACGTCTTGCATATATGTAGATATCATACCTACCAGTAAGTTCAAGTTTCTCTTGAACGTTGTTAATAATAGGCAACTGAATACGCAATTTTCCGGTTCCATCGTCAGAAAATAGATCTGGATGATCTTCTAAAGCATAATCATATTCTAACAATGTGTTTTGGTTTTTTATCACTACAAAAAGAGCTGTTGTAGGATAACTTATATCAGTATCGATAATTATATCATCCTTTTCTGCATTAACAACGTCTGCACCTAATTTATTAAAATACATATAGTTTGTATTATTAATAAATGTGCCTTTTTGTGTATCTCGTGTATCGTTTGGTGTCATTGTAGTGCGAACATCGTCTTCAACTTTTTTCCATGTTCTTCCTGTATAGTAAAATAAACGGTTTGGAAAAAAATCTTTTCTTAAAAAATAATCTCCTTGTGAACTTAAATTACTTGCAGGAAAATTTACTCCTTCGCCATAAGGAACACCATTTGGTGGCAACCCATCGCCAACTAAGTATCCCAAATATGCACTATTAGGAGGATTCATCATCAACATATCAGCAGATATTAATCCGTCCGCAGTTAATTCTGTAGTGTCTGCACTGAGTATATATACTTCTCCGTTTTCTCTAACTGTAACTGTAAAGAATTGAGTTGTATCATATCCGCTTGCTTTTACATCTAATTCTGCTTGTGCAATAACAGCCTCATTAATTTCCATTTCTTTGCTATACGTGCTAAGAACATCACGTAAAGTATTGCCTTCAGGATTGTCTTCGTCTGCTGGCAAGTTCAAAATATCTTTGTATTCTTGAGAATCAACAAGTTGTTTTAGTTTAAGTCTATACAAGTGCGGATACCAAGTCTGACTAAATCCTTCTGCTGCACGATTTACATCTTCTACTACATAAAATCTTTTTAGTGCAACGTCAAAATCATTAAGTGCATACTCATCTTTAAGGTGCGGTAATTCAATTACATCACCACTAATAAATTTTCTACCTAATGTTTTTACACTGCTGTTAATATGCACGGTCAAGAATATCATATCATTGCTTAAAAAAATACCAAACTGACTAAGATCAAAGTCGGCATCTTGGACACTGTAATGTCCTCTAAGCGTATAAACGTCTTCGTCATACTTTCTGTCACGATTCTCTAAAAAAAGTAAGTCTTGTATGTTCTTAACGCTAACATTTTCATACTGAGGTTTGTCAGCAGTGGCATCACCTTCGCTGGCTAATTTTGGACCTAGATACTTATGCACAACTACATCTGTTCCACCTACAGTGAATTGTTCAAAGATAATATTATCTATAAAATCGTAGTCGTTGCTTTTAGTTGGTCTATATAAACTTAATCGTGGCATACTATATTTATCGACACGATAAATACTATTGGAGATAACTTATGGCTGATACTACTACAGAGAAACAAGAAATTTTTAATTATGTTAATACCTTCTTGGGTGGAGGTATGGTTGATGTAGAATTGGATCCTATACATTATGAAACAGCGTTGGAAAAATCACTAAGCAAATATAGACAACGCAGTGAAAACAGTGTAGAAGAAAGTTACATTACTTTACCTTTAGAGCAAGACAAGAACGAATATATACTTCCGCAAGAAATAATCGAAGTTAGAAAAATATACAGACGTAGTATAGGAAGTAGACTTGGCGGAAGCGCCGACGGTGGTAGTTTGTTTGAGCCATTTAACCTAGCATATACAAACACATATTTGCTAGCAGGCAGTGGCATAGGCGGATTAGCCACATACGATTTCTTTGCACAGCAACAAGAACTTGTAGGACGTATGTTTGGTAGTTTTTTAGAATTTACTTGGAACACCAGCAATAAAAAATTAACAGTATTACAAAGACCACGAGCAGATGAGGAAGTATTACTTTGGTGCTACAACTATAGACCAGACTTTGAACTGTTTAAAGATTATAAAGCATACCAGTGGATCAAAGATTATACACTTGCTAACTGCAAATATATGTTAGGCGAAGCACGTAGTAAATTCTCAACAATTGCTGGCCCAGGCGGCGGAACAACATTAAACGGTGATACGCTAAAAGCCGAAGCACAGCAAGAAATGGAAAAACTTGAAATGGATCTTGCAATGGCTGTTGCAGGTGGAACAGGATACGGGTTCTTAATTGGATAAACGTAACAGAATTGCTGTTGAACAAACAATTGAATACACAGGAAAAACACATCGGAGACATTTTTTAAATTGGTTTGTAAAAGAAAACAATATAAAAAGTATGGCCGAAGTTGGAGTAAGGCACGGTAGCACTTGTTTTCATTTGCTAAACAATAATCCAGAATTAAAAATATATGCTATAGATAAAAGCATAAATGGATTTTACAATGAAACAATTAAAAAAAGATATGGTAATAGATTAATTGCTATAGAAGCATTTAGTCACATAGCTGCTGATTCAATCAAAGACGGTTGCTTAGATTTAGTTTTTATCGATGCAGACCATAGTTATGAATGTGTAAAAAATGATATTCTAGCATACACACCTAAACTGAAAGCAGGAGGATGGCTTACTGGTCATGACATAGATTTTCCTGGTGTGAATAAAGCAGTAAATGAATTAGTAAAACATTACGAAGTTGGAACCAATAATGTTTGGTTGACAAGCATTTAATTTTCATATATTATGTAACAATGCAAAAATTAAAATTACTAGTAATCGGTCACGGCAGGCACGGTAAAGATACTGTTTGTGAAATATTACGTGATAAGTATGATTATAGTTTTGAGAGCAGTTCTCGGTTCTGCTCTAAGTTGTTTATATACGATATGTTGAAGGACAAATATGGATATACTGATGAAGAACAGTGCTACGCTGACAGGCATAATCACCGAGCAGAATGGTATGATGCTATCTGCGATTATAATGTTCCTGACGCGGCACGTCTAGGCAGAGAAATATTTAAAGCGCATGATATCTACTGTGGATTGAGAAACAAGCGTGAATTTTTTGCTATGAAGAATACAGGTGTATTTGACCATGTTATTTGGGTAGACCGCAGCGACTATCTTCCTCCAGAAGACAAAAACAGCATGAGTTTAGAACCTTGGATGGCAGACTATCATATTGACAACAACGGAACACTTAATGATTTAAAATTTTGGGTTAAAGATTTGATGTCATATTTACATAGTTAAACACGCATTTTTCTTGTTATAAACCCCATTTTCTATGCGGATCAGGTAAATAATAGTAATAATGACCCATAGGAGAAAAAAACAATGGTAGGATTAGTATCACCAGGCGTTCAGGTAAATGTAATTGACGAGAGTTTTTACACACCGGCCGAACCTGGCACAACGCCAATTATTTTTGTTGCTACAGAACAAAATAAAGTTAACGGAGCAGGCACAGGTATAGCTCCAGGAACACTAAAAGCAAATGCAGATAAAGTTTACTTGATTAGTTCACAAAGAGAACTTGTTGAAACTTTTGGTGATCCTAAATTTATTACTGATGCAAATAACAATCCTGTTCACGGAGGGGAACAGAATGAATACGGACTTCAAGCAGCATACAGCTACTTAGGCGTAAGTAATCTTGCTTATGTAGTAAGAGCCGATGTTGATCTTGCTGCACTAAATGGTAGTCCTATTCCTACTGCGGCTGATCCAGATGATGGCACATACTGGTTAGACACAGAATCATCTACTTACGGTGTATTTGAGTGGAATGGTGCTAGCATTTTGACAGCAGGCGGACAAACATTTACAAATAAATTACCAATAGTAATTTACGACGAAACACAACTTGTAGGTAACAGTGTTACAGGTATACCAAAAGGGTCAGTTGGTGCTGTAGGCGATTATGCACTTGTTGCAACTACAAACATTGTGAAATCATATTATAAATCTCCAGGTAACGCTACAGGACTTTCAGCAGGACAATGGGTCGAAGTTGGTAGCGCAAATTGGAAAGCAAGCTGGCCTGTAGTAACAGCAGCTAATCCAAATGTAACTATCGTTGCAGGTGATGCATTTGACATCATTACAAATGTAGGAACAACAACAGTTACATCAACTGGAGACTTAGAGCAATTTGTTATTGACATTAACACAGCATGTGTAAGTGCTGCAAACGGTGTAAGTGTTGCACTAGTTGATGGCAAAATGGAATTTTATGTGGATGGTAGTGATGGCGAAATGACACTAGCAGATGGTAATAACACACCGCTTGCTACACTAGGTATCACAGCTGGACAATATGTAACTCCTAAGTTACAAATTACTCCTCACACAGAAGTTCCAGAATACAAAACAAATGACACAACACCACGTCCGACAGGTTCGCTTTGGATTAAAACCACAGAACCAAATCTAGGCGCACGTTGGAGAGTAAGACGTTGGAACGAAAGCACAGAGCTTTGGGATTCAGTAGATGCACCAATTTATGATTCAAACGTAGATGCATTATATGAGTTAGATCGCTCTGGTGGCGGATCAAACTTAGCAGCAGGTGATTTATATATTCAAGCAAACGTTGCAGCAGATACAAGCCCAATTGGTAATTTCAGAATTTATGTAAGAAATGCTAGCGGTGCAACAACTGTAACAACAGGAAAGTTTGATACAACAACATTAACTGCTGGTTCAAAATCTTTTGATATTGCAGAAAGTGATGCAGGCTCAGGCACAATGGGTGCAGCGAAAACAGCAACATTTGTTGCCACTGGTAGCTCAGACGATGCAGACTTAATGGCAGAAGCAATCAACTCATTAAACTTTGAAAACATTGTAGCAAGTGTTGACAGCCAAGATAGGGTTACAATCACTCATAGAGACGGCGGTGAAATACACTTTGTTGATACAAGCAATGCATTAACTGATGCAGGGTTTACACCATATGATACGTCTGCACTAACAGGCACAGTAAACTTGTATTGGCAAGATGGCGCATCTGGATCAGATCCAGAGCAATATAAAGCATCTCTTTGGAAGCCACTAACATATACTGCAAGCGATGATGCACCAACAGCACTAGCAGCTGACGGCGCATTATGGTATAGCAGCGTCATTGACGAAGTAGATATTATGGTTCACAACGGTGAAAAGTGGGTAGGTTTACTATATGATGGTGCTTCTGGACAAAGCAATATTGCTAGCCCATACTATGATGTAGATCCAGCACAAGCACCAGATCCAGCAGGACCTTTTGTAAGAGTTACAGCACCAGAAGACGGTGATCGTTCAGACGGCGGTAACCTAGTAGATGGCGATATTTGGGTAAGCACAGCAGATATGGATAACTATCCAAGAGTTTACCGTTATAATACTTTACTAGCACAATGGGTAGAGCTAGACGGAACAGATCAAACAACTGAAAATGGCGTCTTATTTGCAGACGCACGTTACAACACAAACGGTGCAAACAGTGACGAAGCAGGTGATATAGCAGACTTGATGACAACTGATTACGTTGATCCAGACTGCCCAGATCCAGCACTATATCCAAAAGGAATGTTGCTTTGGAACCTGCGTAGAAGCGGATTTAATGTAAAGCGTTTTGTGCGTAACTATATTGACACTGCGCAAGACAACCCACAGTATGGTCCAGGTGATGGCGAATCAATGATTAACTATTATCCAAACCGTTGGGTTACAGAATCAGCTAACCAAGAAGACGGAAAAGGTAGCTTTGGTAGAAAAGCACAAAGAAAAGTTGTTGTGCAAGCACTACAAGCTACTGTAAACAGTAATGAAGATATTAGAGACGAAGAAAGACGTATCTTTAACTTGATTGCTACTCCAGGATATCCAGAGCTAATTGGTGAAATGATTAGTTTAAACTACGACAGAAACTTAACAGCATTTGTTGTTGGCGATACACCATCTAGACTAGCACCTAACACTACAGAACTAAACGATTGGGCAACTAATGCTGCACTAGCATTAGAAGACAATGATAACGGTTTAGTTAGTAGAGACGAATACATGGGTGTTTGGTATCCATGGGGCTTTACAAGTGATAATGTAGGTAACAACATTGTTGTTCCTCCGAGTCATATGGTTCTTAGAGTAATTGCGCTTAATGACCAAGTTGCATTTCCTTGGTTCGCACCAGCAGGAACAAGACGCGGCGGTGTTACAAACGCAACCAGCGTAGGATATGTAAACAGCGAAGGCGAGTTTGAGAGTATTTCTCTTAACGAAGGACAGCGTGATACACTGTATACACAAAATGTAAACCCAATTACATTCTTAGTAGGCGCAGGACTAGTTGTCTTTGGACAAAAGACTCGAGCAAGAAACGCAAGTGCGCTAGACAGAGTGAACGTAGCAAGACTTATCATTTACATGAGAAGTCAACTTACAAAACTTGCTAAACCTTATCTATTTGAACCAAATGATAAGATTACAAGAGACGAAGTAAAACAAGCAGTAGAAAGTTTGTTAGTTGAGCTTGTAAGTTTGAGAGCACTATATGACTTCTTAGTTGTATGTGACGAATCAAACAACACACCGGCTAGAATTGACAGAAACGAACTATATGTTGATATTGCAATCGAACCAGTCAAAGCAATTGAATTTATTTACATTCCATTGCGTATTAAAAATACTGGTGAAATATCTGGACTATCTGCTTAATATCATAATGAGGGGGCAAAAATAAATGTCCCCTCAAATGATAAATACATGTGAATAGGAGAATAGATTAAATGGCAATCTCAACACTTACAAATATCACAGTTCCATTAGCAAACGATACAAGTGCTAATAACCAAGGCCTATTAATGCCTAAGCTACAGTATCGTTTCCGTGTAACGTTAGAAAATTTTGGAGTTTCTGCAGATACACAAGAACTAACAAAACAAGTTGTAGACGTATCGCGTCCAAATGTAAACTTTGAACAAATGACACTTGATGTGTATAACTCAAAAGTATTCCTTGCCGGTAAACACACATGGCAAGAAGTATCACTTAACCTACGTGACGATGTAAACGGTAACGTTCAAAAATTAGTAGGTGAGCAATTACAAAAGCAGTTCGACTTCTTTGAACAAGCAAGTGCTGCTTCAGGCTTAGATTACAAATTTACAATGCGTATGGAAATCCTAGACGGTGGCAACGGAACCGCTGCACCTATCGTATTAGACACATGGGAATTATACGGTTGTTACCTAACTAGTGCAAACTACGGAACATTAGATTATTCGCAGAGCGCACCTGTTCAAGTTGAACTAAGCATCCAATATGATAATGCAGTTCAAACACCGCAAGGCTCAGGCGTTGGAGCACCAGTTCCACGTAACGTTAGCTCGTTAACAACAGGCGGCGGTATATAAATTAATTAAGAGATTGCTAACTAAATTAAGGAGCCTATGGCTCCTTTTTTTATAATCTACGCACTTATATAATAAGATAAATATTAATATGAGTAACTCGGCACAATTTGACAATTTAGGAGCAATAGGTGCGCCCAAAGGTGATGTAGGCGATTACGCCCATGCGGCTGCATTATATTTACGTAGTAATTATAGACTAACTCCAAAAACAAAATTTCTTTATCATGTTGTATTCAATCTGAATCAAGAAGCATTGTCTACATTGGGTTCTGCTGGTAACAGTTTCAACAAGAAAGAATTAAATCTATTGTGTAGCCAGGCTGAAGCACCAAAGTATTCAATTGATACAGATACAAAAAATCAATACAATAGAAAAAAAGTTATACAGACTAGAATGCGCTATATGCCATTGCGTTTTACATTTCACGATGACAGACAAGGAACAACCAACTTGTTTTGGGAATCTTACTTTAGATACAATTACCAAGATCCTAATTTAAAAGAAAGTGATTTTAATCCTAGAAATTTATATGCAGGAAGTTTGAATAGCCGTTATGGACTTGATAAATTAAAGTCGGCCGGTCCGTTGATAAAATCTATAACAGTAAATCAAATATACAGCATTGCAGCTAATCCAAAATTTGAAGCATTTACACTTGTTAATCCTATCATAGCATCTTGGGATCACGACGAATTAGATCAAACTGATGGCGCCAACTTTTTACAAAATACCATGTCTATCGAATATGAAAGTGTGTATTATGAACGAGGTAATACTGGAGAAGACAATCCTGTCGGGTTCAGAGATCCAGCACATTATGATACTGGACAAAGTAAATTATCAACCGGCGGCGGCACTAACACAGGATTTATCGCAGATAATAGTAATGCATTTTCTGATCTTGTAAAAGGAAATATTCCTATATCTACACTACTTGCTGGGTTTAATATATTCAATCAAAACTTGCCTACAAACAATACTGGATTTAGTATATCAGGACAACCAACTACAAATCCTATCCCAGCAGGACAAAATAGTTTTCAATTTCCTAGACAGACTACCTACAGTTCAAGCACAGAATCAACTCAAGCATCTTCACCTGTTATAAACGGTATTACAGGAAGAAGTAGAGGAGAAATTGCACAAGCAGCTTCACAAAATAGTTTGTTTGCATCTGAACTAGCACAGAGCGCTTTCGCTGTATTGCCTAGTTCTTCGTTTGATAGCGACTTACAAAACGCACTACAAGACTATTCACTTGCAGGTAATATAACAGAACGTAATGCAGTATTTGCCAGTTTAAGCGAATCTCAAAAACAGAGTGCTGTAAATACAGCAATAGAAAACATACCTAATATACAAAGAAGGTTATCGGCATGAGTAGTTTAACAGATCCTAGTATTAATCCAGAAACAGATCCTAATAATCCCAAAGGCAGTGTAAAAGCCTTTTTTGACAAATACTTTGTTAAAAAAATCAGCATGAGTGCTAACGAAGTAGACAGTGTAGTTGGATTTTTTGAAAAACGAGGGTTTGATAAACAAAGTGCAATTGCAACAGCAAGTGTTTTACTTCAGCAGGCTAAGATTGACAATGTAAAAGTTTTTAGTTTACTTGATACTTTGAGAGGATTAAATGAAGTTCAAATAAGTCAGTTGGTAGCAGCAATACTTAACAGTAACAGAAGTGCAGTTAGCGGATTAGGCTATAGAATTAACAGCGACTTTATTACAAAAGAACAAAGAAATATTAAACTATAATGTCACGTTTTGCCCAAGGAAAATACACATGCAAAAACCCTGACAAGTATATTGGAGGAAGAAATCCTACATATCGTAGCAGCTGGGAATTTGCATTTATGCGTTTTTGTGACACAAATGAAAGCGTAGAACAGTGGGCTAGTGAAGCAATAAAGATTCCTTATAGAAATCCTCTAAGTGGAAAATATACAATTTACGTGCCAGACTTTTTTATTGTTTATGCAGATAAGACTGGCAAAAAGCATGTGGAACTTATAGAAATAAAACCTGCTAACCAAACAATATTAGAAAAAACAGGAAAAAGTAGAGCTAATCAATTACATTTTGCTGTAAATCAAGCTAAATGGGCAGCAGCAAGAGCATACTGCAAACAAAAAGGCATTACCTTTCGTATTGTAAACGAAGGAGATATTTTCCATCAAGGCAAGCGTAGATAAATAATAGTAGTATTTAATGGACTACAACAATGACAAAAAAACTTGAAGAAATGTTAAATTTGCCAGAAAACAAAGATTTACCGGAAACTGAGCCCGAAATTGAATTGCCTGCCGAACACGAATCGACATTTAGAGACATAGAAGAATTTGATAAAATTGCTAGTGCGCTGCCAACTGTAAAAGGGCTAGGTGACATGGCAGACAAAGAACTAAATGAAGTAGCTAACAAGGCAATGAGTGCATATGAAGATTTAATGGACCTTGGAATGAATGTTGAAAGTAGATATTCAGGTAGAGTATTTGAAGTTGCCGGCACTATGTTAAAAACAAACCTAGATGCTAAAGTTGCAAAATTAGATAAAAAACTTAAAATGGTCGAACTACAACTTAAAAAAGAAAAGATGGATAGAGATAGTGGACCAGGTGATGGCGATATTGTCAATGGCGAAGGCTATGTTGTCACAGATAGAAACAGTCTGTTAGAGCGTCTAAAAGGTCTTGATAAAGATAAATAGTATATAATAGGATCCATTAAAATGAAAAAATTTGCTGATTATTTAACTGAGTCTAAAAAGACATATGAATTTAAAATTGGAATTGCAGGAGAGTTGCCCGAAGATTGTGCAGACCGTATGGAAACAGCCATGCAAAAATTTGGTTGCATTAAATTATCAGATGGTAAGAAAACTCCAATTCAAGAACGTCCATTAGATTTTCCACAGTTGGAAAACATGGAAGTAACATATTTTGAAACAGAATGCACTTATCCCACAACTCCTCAAGTGCTACAACACTACTTAGGAAGTTGCTGCAATATTCCACAAAGCCATTTGATTGTGCGTAATCCAAACGAACAACAAGAACTTTATCAGCAAGAAAAAATGGAAGAAGTATACGAGCCTATGCTAACAAAAGAAGACATGGGCGGCGAGAGTGCGCAAGAATCAGTTGGCGGCAATCGTGTAATGGATCTACTAAAAGAATTAGAAACTGCTCGCAGTGAACGCGGCAACGACTATGTAGGCGATGCGCCAGTGGGCGAAAGTGCTGATATTGGCGATGCTGAAAATACAAAAAGCACTATAGGAGCCTAAAATGACAAAAATAAACGAAGAAATTAATATCAGCGGTAGTGCAGAAGAATTATTACAGTTAATGAAATTAGCTGGAGCCGATAATGCAAAAGCAGTAGACGCTGGCGATATCAGTAGTCATACTCATGCAGAACCAGAAACAGGCAGCTGCGGAAGTTCGCCCGAAATGGACATGGGCGATTATATACGCATGGTATCTACAGAGGAAGAAGAAGTAGACGGCGAGTTTCAAGATGCAAGCACAGAACCAGACGAAGAATATATGAATGACGTAAGTGCTAGTATTCCTGCAGGTAACGATTTAAATAGAAAGAAAGGTTCGCATCCTCCTACTAATGGCGCCGATAATCCAATGGCATTAGAAGACAAACTACGTGCAGAATTAAAAGGTGTGTTGGCCGAAAAAATGGCAGCGTTACAAGAACATGAGGATGAGCCAGAATGGATGCGTATGTTTATGCCAGGAGTAGCTAATGCACTTCGTGGTCATCCTGACTTTAGAACAATGTCATCTGACAAAATGCGTTTACCAGGAACAAAAGGTAACAGGCCTGGCAAGTTTTATAATCCAGATGAACTAGCAATGCCAGATCCAGAATTAGATAATCCACTAGCAAGAATGATAAGCAAACTTTATGCTGCTGGCAAAATTACACATGACGAATACGAAGATAGCATGGAAAAAATTACAGCCTATACTGGAGACCCAGAAGACTTTCAATGGTCAGGGCATCCTAAAGAATCGAAAAATGAACAAGGCAAAGAACAAGGTGCAGACGGCAAGGCCTGCTGGGACGGTTATAGATATGCCGGAACAGAAGATGGCAAAGACAAGTGTGTGCCAACCGGCAGATAATTAATCCCCCCAGAACTCAATAGCGCCCTTGGGCGCTATTTTTTTGATTAAATACAGTATGAGTAAAAGTTTAGACGGTGTTTTAACCAAAAAAGCAAATCAAAGAGAAACTTATACAGAAGATCAAATACAAGATCTTATGAAATGCATGGATCCTGATTTAGGATATTTGCATTTTGCTAGACACTTTGCACACATACAGCATCCTATACAAGGAAAACTTTTGTTTGATCCGTTTGAGTATCAACTAGGACTCATGCACAGTTATCACACTTATAGATTCAACATAAACATGATGCCTAGACAAACAGGCAAGACTACTTGTGCAAGCATATACCTTGCGTGGTATGCAATGTTCAAGCCTGATCAAACTATTCTAATTGCTGCACACAAATACACAGGTGCGCAAGAAATCATGCAGCGCATACGCTATGTATAT